TTGTAACCGTTGAATTTTCTAGGCAAATCTTTTCTAAATACCGCGGATATATTGCCACCTTTTTTTAGAATATCAAAAGCCTGTTTTTTATTATCTTCATTTAATGAATATGTAAGATGATAATTTCTAGGAAGTTGACCATTAACAAATTTTAAAGCTCTCTTATAAATCTTGGTATAATCATACCATTGAATACTTTTATATTCCTCAATTAAGCCTGTATTTTCCCATGATATATCGGAAGTTCCATTTAATCTGATACAAGGAGTTAGTTTTTTTGCTTTAGCTTTTACAATAAATGCGTCTATTTCTTTTCTAAGTTTATCTAAAAAAGTTTTTCTTTCTTGTATATACCACCTTGTTTTATTGATACGACCTTGTTTAACACTATCAAATGCCCCATGACCAGCCGTAAACAAACAAGCCTTTTTGCAACCGTTTGAGGCTTGAGGGCAAACATTAAAACCAGATTGTGTTGAAGGGGCAAGATATAATATCGCCGTGATAAAACCGTATTTTTGACCTTTTACAGTTTTTGCGTTGTTATCAATATTAAGTAGCTTTTTTGATTTTACGAATTCTAACATTTTTTTTCTTTCTTTTTTTCATTCGACCTGTAATTCCTTGACCGTCACCAAATATATCTTGTGTATAGTAATAATTAGGACGGTCGTTTTTTTTACCAAATGGATAGTTACTAATCATAAATATCCTATTAACATGGGAGTAAATAAAAAGCAAATATTAATTAGTAAAACTATTATACAGAATTTTATCACGGTCATGCTACAGCCTTTTTTAATAATTTATATTCTGATAAAATATCTAAAATTAACCACTCTATATATTTATTATTCTCATGGTTATAATTTATATAATCATTATCGTGTAATGCTTTTCTTATTGATCTTGCTAATTCTGTATCACTCATTTGTTTACAACCTCGCTTATATCCTCAACTCGATCTCTAATACCTCTTAAACTGTCATTGATTTCTTGACGGTCTGAATATGTTCTTGAATATTCATCATCATTTAAATAATTATTTAATATTCTAATTGCATGAGTTAAATGCAAATCTAAAATATCAATGGCTATATCCTTAGATTGTGAATAGTGCGTACTATCAAATTCTAATACATCACTTGGTATTGCTCTTTTTTCAACTATCTGCTGTAGGTTTAATAAATCTTTTAGTATCATTTTTATCCTTTCTAATTTTATTATCCTATTAACATGGGATAATCTAATTGTCAACAAAAATATTTCTTTCTTTTTTTCTCGTATACTTTGAGAATGGATCGGGTTTATATCCGTTCATTATTTTCTCACGGTAAAATTGTCCTATCACAGAATTTTTTGATCTGTGCAACATTTTCCCAACGGTTGCGTAAGAATGCTTTTTTAATAGTTGTCTTGCAAGTTCTATCTCGTTTTGCGTCCATACTTTTCTTTTCATTCTATCTCCCTTATTTCATTTAATGTTGCCATTTTATAATTTTCTTCATCTAATGATAAATCTCCCATTAATTCTAAACCACCGTCCTTAATTAATATTTCTCTTGCTTGTTTTTCTGTTTTTGCTTTTACGCTGTAAACATAATAACAAGGTACATCAAATAAATATTCTTTCATTTTATCCCTTTCTATTAATATCCCATTAAATAATATAAATTGACATGTCAACAACAAAATGATAAAAAATAAAAAAGAAAGGAAAACTATGAAAATTGATAAAGATAAATTAATCGATCATATTATTAATTGGCTAGATAGCAGTATAGATATGTATGATAATGAAAAAGATTATTACGATTACAATAATTATTTGGCTATGGATAGCCAAGACTTAAAAGAAAAAATAAATTTATATTTGGTAGGTACAGATGAGTTTGAATAGAGTTGAAGAATTAGACTTATACAAAGAATATCGTCACGCTTACGATAAAGCTACTGAACTAGAATTTTTTGATAAGCAACAAGAAGCAGATTATTATTATGAATATGCACAACAATTAAAAAAGAAAATTGACAATGGAGAAACCATTCTTTACAAAGTTAATTTTTAGAAAGGGATAAAATGACATTAGAAGAATTATATTGGTGGAGAGTTGAGAGATTATGGACTATGTATAATAGTATTACAGATGATTTAGTTTATAAATCTATGTGGGAAAGAAAATTAAAAGAGTTATTACTGAGGGGGTTTCGTGGAGAATAAATTTGAATTACCAGAATATTACAATACAAAAAAACCAAAAGAAGAAAAACAAGATTTAGTTAAAAGAAAATGTTTTGCCTGTAGCAGAGAGAAGGCTATGGGTAAGTTTGAGAGATATTGTAGTGATAGTTGTAGAACACGAGCTACAAGATATTATCAAGCTCCTAACAGTATAAGTTGGTAATGGACAATCCATTTAATTTTATATGGGGCATAATTGAGTATATCTGTGTATTTGCTGTGTTTACTTACTTAATGTTTAAGATCATAAACTTAACTCAGTTATTCATTAAATTCATCAAGTGGACTATCAGTAGATGATACATCTTCTATCTCTTTAATTTCAACACCGATAGCTTCACCGTTGATAACATTATGATCTCTAATCTCTTTGAGTTTAGCTTCAAGTTCTGGTCTAGTCATGTTATCAAGTGAGGCTGTCACAACCTCTTTACGGTCAATATAAAATCCTGCAAGTTGACCGCGACGATATTCAGCATTTATTGCAGGCCCCATTTGTCCATTAGTTACTGCAATATCACGCAACCGCGACAGTTCTCTAGAGTGTTTTACAAAATCTAACTTACTAGCTTCTGCATATTCACGCTGTAGATTTTCTATAGCTTCTACAACTTTAGGGAAATACTTAGGATTTCTAAGATTACAAGCCTGTGTAACAGCAGATTTCTCTGAATAACCCGCCTGTCTTGCACATTCTGTCTGTGTAAGTCTACCATTCTCTTTGACAAATATTTCTACAAAGGCTCTTTGTTTAGGTGTTAGCTCACCATTTCTAGTCTTAGGCATTTTTTCATTTTAATACACTTTATCATCTCTGTATAGTATTATTTCATTCAATATTATAATATAAAATATTAAATTGCATTCAAAAAAGACATATGGTGAGAGTTACGTTTGGTTACGTATAGGTTACGTGGTAAAAGTAACGATATAATTGTTATATTTCAATATTTTAATGCTATGGTTACGTGGTTACGTCATATTTGTAAAAATAAAAATTATTTTTTTTTATTTTAAAATAAAACTACTATACAGAACTAAAGTTATCCACAACTTTCGACATTTAATCTTATTTAGTTCTTTATTATCCCATGTAATAGTCTATTATTATAATTAAATGAGGATGGTGCAACATTCTCCGAGTATGGCTGAACAACTGTAACAAGGTAGTAAGGCACGGTTCTCACAAGGTATGGTCGAATGACTGAGGGTGTGAGGGTTGGTACTGAAGTACTAGTTAACATAGGACATGTTGACTTGTCGGGAAAAGGTTGGGGGTAGTCAAAGAACCCCCCTACTCACTAAGAAAGAAAGGATACTATGAAACAATATACTAAAAAAGATTTTTTAGATTATGCTACAGCATTTAATTATGATCTTGAGGGTTTTACAGATAAAAATGGAAACTCTCTATCTGATAATGATATTAAGAAGCTGATGAAATCTTGGACCCTACAAGAGTTTCAAGATTGGTTTGGTTTTACTCATCTTGATAGCTACACAGGAGATTCAAAATGACACTAGAAACTAAGATCATCAAACTAAAGATGAAATATGATAAACTAGCCAGACGCGAACCATGTTCCGGGCAACAAGTTCTAGACCGCATGATTTGGGAACGGTTAAGAAATATACTTATAATAAGATACGGGAGATACGAGTGAGACATTTTGTCCATTGTCCGCGTCCCAAAAACATGGTATTAGATATCCATGAACCGAGCAGATATAACCGATCTATATGGAGACGACGAGCCGAACCTAATGTTCGCAGAGGGTTTCGACGAAGCCATCGCGGGAGTAGTGTGGGACGGCGAAAGAACCAGAGTAGTTTACGACACGGAACTAATTTTAGAATTACTTATGGGGCGTAGTGAGATGACCTATGAGGAAGCAGTCGAATATTTCGACTTTAACATTGCCGGTTCCTATATGGGGGAATATACACCTCTGTATTTAGAAACCTAGAAAGGATTAACATGCAAGATAACTTACCAGATAACAGAGTAGATTTATTCTACTTAGCGAATAGACTAGTAGAGATACTAGAGACGGATAACAACCACATACGTGCAGAACTAGAAGAGTTCAAGCAAGAAATATTTCACAACATCGGCGCTAATGCCGTGTTTGAACAGAACAACTAGGAGAAAGAATGAAAACTAAATTTGATATAGCACATGATTTGCTTGCTGTTCTAGGGACAATCAAAGACTTAGAACTAGAGGTTAGAAAATTAAAAAAAGAAGTTGAACAAGAATGTTGGCAGTTTAGAGATAAACAAGAAGCGGAGAATAGATCAGTATGAGTGCATTTAAAGATTGGGTCATGGACGAACAAGAAAATAGACAAGATAGTTTCTTAGATAACTGCTATGAGAAAGCATTTGTTATCTACAGCTATGATAAGAACTTACACATATCACACTTAGAAAACTCTGATATGCCATTAAAAGATTTTTTAAAAGCATATAAAGTGAAGATGAGAGAGCTAGGTGATGATGAGGTGGTCTATCACATATGAAAAAAGATAAACTATGTGACACCTGTAAAAAGGAGAAAGCCGTGATCATTGAGCATGATATATTCTACTCTTGCGTGAAATGTATGTGGAAACATGTTATGCAACAACAAAAGAAATTAGCAAAGCCTTTTGAACAGGCACGAAAGTGGATTGAAGCACAATGAACAAACCCGTGGTCCTTGTTACGTGGCTCGATGCCAAAGACGGACAAACCGGGTGGCATTCTATTGAAGACATACAAAAAGAACGATTAGCTGTGTGTCATTCAACAGGGTGGCTGATGTATAAAGATGAGACAAAAATAATTATCATGGCAGACTACTCAGAATTTGACGGCGACAAAGAAGGTGGCCGTCACATCACCATACCAACCGGGTGGGTGCAAACAATTACATATCTTAAAAGAGATTACCAAGAAAAGGAGAATGTATGAGCAGTAAACATAAAGACTTAGGAGTATCAGCTTATCAACCAATAAGATCAAGGGCACTATCTAGTATGTCGCCTTCGAATGGAATATTTCTTCCCACTGAAATGAAATTAAACGGAGGAAAACATTCGCCATCACATACTAAACCACAATTTAAAAAAAGGAGAGACAAGCATGGACATGTCAAGATTATTAAAGTCCGTTAAAAAACACGAAGGCTACAGAAACAAAGTATATCTCGATACCCTAGGTAAGAGAACCGTGGGCGTCGGGCATTTATGCGTCGAAGACTTTTGGGAGGATGATAAGGAGTATGAAGAGAAATTCCTTATGACAATCCTCGAACACGATCTACAAACAGCCATAAAAGGCGCTGAGAGGCTTTGTAGCAACTGTCCCGATATAGATGACCTAGCAAAAGAAATCATCATTGAGATGGTATTTCAGCTAGGAGAAACAGGGGTAAGTAAATTTAAGAACATGTGGAAAGCATTAGAACAAGATCCACCCGAATATGCTACCGCGGCGATGGAAATGCTAGACTCACGTTGGGCAAAACAAACAAAAAATAGAGCAGAAGCAATGAGTGCGGAGATGGCGGGCATTGGCTAAATACGTCTGGCAATGGTATTGGGACTACGATTACCTTGGCAATAAGTACAAGGCGATCTATTTTGGTCCAAGACTTGATTGGATGAAACTTTTTACGAAACGAAAGAAGAAAAAGAAATGAAAATTCTCATACTTACAGGACTAGTTGCTATTATTATTATATTGTTATTCATCGCATTGATGGTTTATGCGATTGGTGAAAAAATATCTCAAAAATAACTTGATCCCATATATCATTTAGGTGTATAGCTAGAAGCTTACCCCCAAAACAAAGGATATAGTATGACGGTAGAAGAATTAAAGGATGTTATTGTGTATTTACAAGGCAGAGTAGAAGAATTAGAATCAAAAAAATTATGTGAATGCGCGGAAGAGCCTGTAAAACCTACCGTTAATTATGTGACGAACTATGATGAGGACGAGGACTGTATTGCATGTTCGGCGTAACTCTATCTTGGTTCCACTGTTGCACACGACCGCGCCAATAATCTTTTTCTTTACGGTCAATTTTTTCCCAACCCATTTTTTTTACACTTTCTCTATCAAATCGGTAGCGCAAGTGCTTAGCTTGCTTGTCGTATTTTGTTTCCTCAAACATTAAGACCTTTCAATGGTTTATCCATGGTAAAATGTACATTGAATGCCATGGAACGTCTCTCTCCTTCGCTTCTGAAGGGATAGACTTGATGTACTAGCCAACTAGGGAAGATGTAAAAATCACCTACCTCTGGTTTCACTAAAAAACTGTGACGTGCAAAATGATTGGGTATGGACCCAATAAACTCTAGACAGCCGGCAGTAGGATGATGATCTTCTTTGTCGTATTCTTTATCAAACTCAGGAGGAATTTTTAGAAAACAAACGCCCGACAAATTCGAATCGTGAATATGCATCGGGTTAAAGTCACCGGCCCACTGACTAACTGCCCACACACGGAACGCGATTTTTGTACCCGCGGGAAGAAATTCGGGTAACACACGTTTCGTATATTCTTGCGATATGGTTGCAAGAAACTCTGGTAAACCATTGATTGCCATATGGTCTATACTAATCTCTTTTTTGACGTTCCCGGCAAGATTATGGCTCCAATCTTTTTCTTTACTCTTCTCTTCATCATTCAATACATCATCAGATTGCTTGTTTAATGCATCAATATAGATTTGAGGTAGCTTAGTTTTAAGGACACTTGGTCCAAAAGGTTGGTAGATATCAAAATTTATTTGCTCTTCAGCCATCAAAGTTCTCCGGGTTTTTAAATTCTCTTTCGTGTTGCTCCCACAGACGACGACCTTCGCCGTAAGAATATAACCATTCGTTCACAGTAAATTCTTTCGTTGTCCCGTCTGTGTAGGACACAATCACTTTGTCTTGTACTCGTCTTACTGCACTAACTATTCTTTGTTTTTTCATCGGGAACATGACCTTGAGCCATAGGTTGTGTGAAATAAATTGATTTTATATCTTTGACAGCATCTTTAATATGTACTTTCTCTAATATAATGTTCTTTAATTCTTCAATATGATCAGCGTGATCATAATCTTTACTCGTAATGTATACCGGTGCGTTAGTTAAAAGCACTTCTTTTGCTTCAAGTTCGGATAACTCTCCACTTAATTTATTTAAAACTGCTGTGTATAGTGCTGCTTTAATTTTTCTATCCTTGGTGTCTTCCATGATCATCTCCGTTTTTTAGTGTTGGTCTATCTTGTTCTTTATCAACTAAGTAACGTATAAAAGATGCCATGGACATATAGTTTTGTTCCGCTATAGGCTTGGCTCGTTTATAAGTGTCAATGCTGATCGCGACAGATTTATACTTCTTAATGTCGGTCATTTCTTTCTCCTATAAATGTGGTATGTTTATTCATACAAGCCCATACATATGGGATTCTGTCAGATTGTCAAGTAGCTTTGTTGTTATTGTAGTAGTCCCAAATTTGTTTTGATTTAAATATTTCTGGGTATTTTTGAAACAAACCAAGAGTAACAGCAAGTAACTTATTTGTATATTCTGGGTCTATTGCATAGTTTTCTAAGGTCTCAATGATTAAAAATATATCTACATTATCAGTGATGTATTGTTGTAAACGTAAATCTCTATATTCAACAAATGCACTAGATGCATTGAGCAAAGCAATGTAATCAGCAACACTCTCACATTTGTTTTGATACTTTTTTAGTAGTATATTACTATTTTTTGACTTCATATGAGGCTCTGTGCTGTCTGTTTCAATGATTCCGTAGTAGTTATTACCCTCTACGGCAAAACGAGAGCGCCCCCAATCGGACTCTAGTATAGCTTGTGCTACACTAACAGCTACCACAACCCTGTACCGTGGTTCGATAACCGCGTTATTGAGTACAGTGCACTCGGCTATACCTTGTACAAACTGATCTTGCGGATTACCATCATAGTTAAATGTAAAACCATTCAGTAATGGATTACATAATAAAAATAATGTCGCGCATAACTCTTTAAACATCTTTGTTTTTTTCTAAATCTCTTAATCTTTGTTCTTCAATTCGGTGACAAATTGCACAAAGAACTTCACACAGTTTAATTTCATCTTCAATCTTTTTAAATTGTTTCCAACTTGTTTTCCAAATACTAGATATGTTGTACTTTTTTAATAATTTATTTAAATGATGAAAGTCTAAGCCTATTGGATTTTCGTTATAGCCACAATGAGCACAGCCTTTTTCTAATTTAATATTATTTATATGCTCAGATATTAGATCATATTTTATTTTTTTACCATCTCTTTTTCTTTGCATCTCTTTAGCATGTTGCTCCGGGCTTCTCCAAATTTCCTTATAATACCCCGATTTTCTAGTTACAGACTTTACGTAAGCATCAAATATAAATCCATCTTCTCTAACATTACCACATTTAAATGGTTTATTTGTTTCTGAATTAATACGTTTCATTTCTTTTTAATCTCTCCCCATGAAGGTCCTATTTCTGCATCGACCTTGAGCGGAACTTTTAACTCAACGGTAGTCTCCATAACTTCTTTGATCCGTGTTGCTTGTTCCGGGTTCTCAATAGAACAGTTTAATTCATCGTGTACCTGTATGTGAGAAACAATGCCCTCTTCATATAGATCAACCATCGCCTTCTTTGTCATGTCAGCCGATGATCCTTGTATCAATCTGTTCAATGCTTTGTATGTCCATGCTCTTTTTAGATCACGTCCATATTCTTTTTCTGCTTGCCACAGTGGTAATGCTTTATGAATACCAAACGCTCTTGGCTCCCATAAATCAAAACGACACTTACGGCCTAGCAGTGTGCGTAAGAAACCAACATTATCAGCTTTGCGTGTTGCTTGTTCCATGAGCTGTTTTACAAAGGGAACGTTCGCATGAAACTTAGCGAATAAATCTTCGGT